TAGGGCTTTTAGTGTTTCGCTTCTACCTTTAAGACTTTTGCGAAACTCTTCACTTGTCTCGTTTGTCTTACGCCATGCCGCTACGTCGTCCGCAGTAACACCCGCAGCAGTCATTGTGTCTACGGTTTCGTCAAACAATACACGAAGCGGAGACTTTTCCGGTAAGCTAACAGGCTTACCAAACTTATCTACTAAGTCTAAGTCTTTAGGCATGTCTGCCGTTTCACTTGGCAGCACATTCAACTGTGTCTCTGGTTTTGATCTACGTATCTGTACGTTACGTGCGTCTACTTCGCCACCTGCGCTACGGTATTTACGAAACGCTTCTTTCTCGTCAATGTTGGCTTGTTTTTCTAGTATGTCGTATTCGTTACGTAGCTGTACTAACTTTTGAAAATCTCTTTTTTCCCAATCTGCAAATTTTGCAATGATAGGATCAAATTCTTTTCTGAAGTGGTCAAATGCTTCATCATTTATATATCTATCAGAATATACCGACGACATGAGTAACTGAAACTCATTAGATCGCAGCGTATCTAATTCATCTGGAGTGTACTTTTCAAAGTTTTCAGATGTCTCTTTATTTGTTATGAAATGAAAAAAGTTGTTTCGCTCACCCCCTAATTGATCTAACTTAGAGGTTGCTTCCCGCATCGCATCTGTCTTAAACATTGTAGGACTTGCACCGTACTGACGACCCTCAAAATGATCTACGGCGTGTTGTATTTCGTGCAAAAGACTAGATATAAACTCTTCTTCTTCTGCGTCTGCCGTGTAGATAACACGATCAAAAGGATCGTACAAAGCACGTGTGCCGTCTTCTGTAGCCTCATTGCCTAAGCGACGAACCGGTATACCTTTAAGGTGGGGGTATTCTTTAAACAGTTCATCAAACTTAATAATATCTGCAAGAACAATTTTTCTTTTCATAGACGGGTCTTCAAAAACCTGATACATTTGCTCTTGTACCACATTGCCCTTGTCGTCTTTAATTATAGGATGATCGTCTACTTTACCCTGCTTCTTAAAATAGGGCAGAAGTTCTACATCTTTTGTAGCTATTTCGTAACGAATTTTTTTATCTTCGCCACGGAAAACACTAGACTCCTTAAATACATACTCCGGGTCAGAGTCTACCTTTTCCGCTTCTTCTGCTTTTTTAATTCGCGTATTGGCCGTGCGTCCCTGTGTCCCGCCAAAAATTCTAAATACACTAGGGCGTTCAAAGTCCGTGCTGGTTTTTATGGTAGTGCCTGTGCTAACCGTTGCAGGAGCCATTCCATCAAAGTCATCGCCACCGGGGGTAGCTGCACGGAACATGTCGCCAAGTTCATCCCCAATTTCACTTAGATATTTACCTGCTTCATCTCCGTACTTAGATGCAATTTTAGCAAGACCAGTAGCAGCTTTGGTTACTCCTGACGCTGTGACGCCTGCCATTTCTCCTATAAACTCTGCAGGAGAGCCTTCTAAATTTATTGGCGTATTTTCGTTTATAAGTTTTACGGCGCTTTCACGGCTGACGCCTTGATTAGATAGCGTTTCAAATAATTGTTCAATAGCACTATATTGGACAGCCCCCGGTATCATCATCTGCTCATCAGCAAGCGGTGGGAGCATAGCACCTATATCTACCGCATCACCCGCTGCAACAACAGGCGCTGTGACAGAACCCTCAAGAATATCAAGAGGTGCTTTTTCTACGCGCTCTTTCGACTTTGCCAAAAGTTCAGGAGAAAACGGAGGAGTGTCCAAGTCCGGTATTTCTACCGGATCAACACGCTCAAACAAATTCATTTGTTCGTCTAAGTTACGCACTATTTACCTCTTCCCGAAGCATTTTAAGTTTACGCAATGTAGCAATAGCACCCTGTGATCTGTGCATGAGGATGTTATTGTCTGATTGTTCTAGAGCCTTGTGCTGTTGCTCTATCAACGCATCAATATAACTACTGAACGCTTCCCACTGGCGGTTGTTCCCCACCCACGGCTTGAGTCGGCTGAGTAGTTGGTCCTTGTTGTTGTGCATTTCCACTAAATCCTTGTTCACCCGGCACAGGAGCCTGTCCAGTGCCTATCGTGCCGCCACCTGCACCTGTGGGGTCTAACGGGTTAGCTGCTGCCTGTGGACCTTGTGGACCCGGTTGCGGCTGTTCCTGTTGGAACCCCTTCATAATTTCTGCCTGTAGTGCGGCTTCATCCATATTGTTGGTTACTTTGTCAGGGTCTAAGTCCATAGACTTTGCAATCTCACGAATTACGTACTGGAACTTAGCAAAAGGTGCTAGTGCTGGGCTACTTGCAATCTGCAAAAACTGCATCAACCTCTGGCTACGTACTTCATTAGCCATAAGACTTTCTGTGCCACGCGCCTTAACTTCCAGATCACCTTTGATTTCAGGATCAAAATCAAACTGCATATTAAAACGGAAAAAACCTTCTCCTAATGGACGCAGCAAATAATCATCTACATTCTTAATAACTGTTTTAGTGCCACCTTGTGCAGCACCCATAAGCATTGAGATACCGGAAGCGGTACGGCCTATTCCCTGCACACCTGTCTGTCCATGCGCAAATGATGGGAAGCCGGTGCTTTCATCTGCCAGTACACGTGCCTTATCAAACAACATCATATTTTCTTGTGATACGTTTGGAAACTTTGTACCAAAAATAGCCTGACCCGGTGCGCCACCCTGACGACGGAATACTTTGCCCGGATACAGTGACAGGTCTTGACCCGGCACCAAATTAGTTTCGTCTACTTCTACAATCAAGTTGCCGGATAGTACAGCATTGTCTACAGCCATACGCATAAAACCATTCATCAGCGTCTGTGTGTCGTCCATGTTCTCAGCAATGCCAATGCCAAAGAACGAATAGGGGTTTAGTTCGTAGGGAGAAGCGTGATAAGGAATTTTACTAGGCTTAAAGGGATTAAGCACCATACGAATAAGTTTATTATTACATACCCATATATTTGCTTGCAACTCATCAAAGTCACGTAGTTCTTTAGGTATTTCTACTCCTTGGTCAAGGAGCATCTCAACATCACACATACCCCAATATTCAAGAACTTCAAAACGATCAATGCCATGCTCTGGTGCATAATCAGAAAGATCATCTTCCCAATATTTTTTAGTGTAGTTTTCTCCAATTGCAATACATTCATCAATTACAGCATCTCTAAAATAAGGTCGCTTTTTAAGACTTCGCAATTGAGAACGAGACATCTTGTGTCTTTCAATTACGTACTGCGCTTCATCCATGCTGTTCGCATCAGGGTCAGGATAAAAATCCCAACATGATACATGTTCAACTTGGGGAACGGTTTTAAACAGTGGATCATATTCACCATCATCATTCCAGTTTGGATATTCTTTATCCGTAGCAAATGGGCCTTTCATTACGCCCGTGCCAAACAAAGCCATTTCAAATGCTGCATTACGTAAATGCTTAGATGCTCCCGACTCTTCTAGTTGGTCGTGTATTTTCTTTTGCATCTTTTTAGCTGCAATCATTGCAGGACTAAACGTAATTGCAGTAGGAGTTTTACCTGCACCTTCTTTAAGTTTATCCTGTACAGGCTCTAGTTTATTTTGTAGTACTCCTAATTTATCCTGTAAAGATTTTTCTGTAGAGCCGGGTTCTAAATCATTACCATCACCAGCAAAACCATAAGGACTTGATAGTGACGTATCTCCTTGCAGTTCTTCTGGTTCTTGTGGATCAAAGCTAACATCTTCAACCACACCTTCAGGAAGTTCTGTTGGGTCTACAGATAGAGGAAAACGCTGATTGGCAAAAAGGACATCTACAATCTGCCCATAAGCTGCCAGCGTTTTTGTTTTAGTTACCTTAATAAATACGCGAGATTTTTCTGCTTCAGTAAACTGAACGTCCGGCCCATACAAACCACGGTAATTACGATATGCTCGTAGCCACCGTTCTTCATCAGTATAGCGATAATCTTCAGATCGTTGGTAGCGTTCCATAATAAATGGAATCATACCTGATACATCATTATCTACAGTTACAGAATCTTCTGTGTCTTCCAATGCAATTGCATCGTCTTCGATCATCATTTCATCTTCGTTCATAGTCGTTCCTTAATACCCAAAGGTGCTATCTGCAACAGGCATACTATTTCTTGCGCCGTGACCTGTGTTAAAATCAAATATACTAAATCTTGGCCTAGACATTATACCATATCTTAAAGCGTCATACAAGTGGTCTTCACTATGCGTGTCAATGTCCTCTGGATTTTTTTTATCCAAGGGGATGGCTGGTAGTTGAGATGTGATATTTGTGCAGTTATTAAAGAATACAAGTCTTGGTTCCTCAGTAAATTCATCTACCTGTAGCCGTCTATGTATTTCGTTCTTACCGGCTACACGACTTCCTCTACTTCTGTCTGATGGTCGCCAACGGCATCCTCTACTTATCATTTGCTCCGCAAGAGAAGGACCAGTATCGCCACGCTTATGCCACAAACTGCTATCCAAAACACCATATTTAATACTGCCGTCATCTTGCTCTAACTCCAGTATCATATCGGCTAAGTCTGTTGCTAAAACTTTACTGACGTACAATTCTCTGTATACGATGAGTTGTTCATCAGGAGCCACAGCAAACCAAACAACACCAGATTTACTACCATAGCCATAGTCACAAGCACGAAACTTAATCCAGTTATTAGGGATATCAAAAGGCTCAACGACGTGAATACTACGATTAAATTCTGTAAACGCCGCGCCTTCTTTAATATCCCAGTCACCATCTAGTAACTGTCGCCGTTGCTGTTCTGGCATGGATAAAAGCATTGCTTCGTAGTCACCCGACTCTGCCAAATAAGGATTGTCTGATAGTCTTGCTGGGATAAACCGCCTTTTAAATAAAGGTTTACCAGCCTTTGCGTGTCCTGCTGGGTACTTGAGTACTTCGCCTGTTTCTGTATCTGTCGCATTAAATGCTCTATTATAAGGTGCCGGATCAATAAATGTTTTTTTGACCCACTGATGACCCCGCCCACCGGGGTTGGTTGTAGCCCTCATAAAGATAGGCAAGTCTGGTGCAGT